TACATCAGACAATGCAATTATTCAGCTCAATCAAAAAGACGTCGCTAACGACGGTTAGTCTTTTACTTATCAGTGGGGTTAGTTTTGCTAACCCTATTGGTGAAGTTCGAGAATCTTCTGGCGTAAATTCAATATTACGTGATAAGGAATCAATACAAACCGAATCTATAGAATTATATGACCAAGCACAAACTGCTAAAGGTCGAATGTTAATTGAATTTTTAGATAAAGCAGAATTACAACTTAAAGAACACTCACTTGTTTTAATAGACGAGATATATTACGACCCCGATCCTAAACTTTCTAAAATGTCTCTTAAAATGGCAATGGGAACTGCACGATTTGCTTCTGGTAAATTAGGATTAGTAAATAATGCAAATATAAAAATAGAAACTCCTACTGCTACTATTGCTGTAAGGGGAACTGATTTTACTACTACAATAGATGAGTTAGGAAGAAGTCTGGTTATTTTACTACCAGATGATAAAGGTAATGCGTCAGGAGTTAGTGAGGTTTCAAATTTAGGTGGAACAGTAGTATTAGATGAAGCTTATGCTGCAACTATGGTTACTACTACAGATACTCCACCAACAACATCTACTATCATTAATGGTATTACACCAGCTTTAATTGATAATATGTTTATTGTAAATCCTCCATCAGAAGTAAAGCAAAGAATAGAGGAAGAATTACAAGATGAACAAGAGGAAGACCAAGGATTACTCGATATTGACTTTTTGGAATTTAATGAATTAGAAGAAGATGAATTAGAAGAGGATGAATTAGAAGAATTTAGCGAACTCGATATTGATGAATTAAATGTAGAGTTTTTATTAGACTTTCTTTCTATAGTAGATTCTGGAGATTTATTTGATACATTAGGTGAATTTGAAATAAAAGGAGCAACAAGAGGCTTAAATGATGAATCACAATTTAATGTATTTTTAAGAGATGGCAATCTTGTTCTATACAGAAATGTAAATGGATTAATTGAAATATCCTTTGCAGCTGGTGGAAACTTTACTTTAGATACTAGAACTCCAGGTTGGGAAGGTGTCATTACTGGTAATGAAGGTGAAGACATTATGGTAATTATTAACCAAAACTAATATAAATAAATAATGGAAGAAAATAAAATAGGCGTTAAAAAGATCTCTAAGAAAAGTAGAGAAATTAGAAAAAAAGCTAAGATAGAAGACGCAAAGAGGGCAGGAATAAAAGATGAAAAAATTTTGGCGAACATTCTTTAAATATTGGATATTACCGTGGGGCGCATGCTTCTTTATGGTAATGCCATTATATGCAGATGATAATCAAATCACAATTTTGCAAGAAGGCGATAACTTCGAACTTGATATAACTCAAATAGGTTATAACAATGTTATTAAACAATGGTCTGCCTCAGAAGGAATAGATGGTGCTGATAATACTGTTATTATAAAACAAGCAAATGATAGAGGTGGTTCGGGCGATAAAAACATCATAGAGCTTCGTAGAATTTGGGGAGATGGAAATACACTGAAACTTGGTCAAGGATATCAAGTTGGAACTAACGGAAATTTCACTATAGACAATGAAGAATATGGAGATACGTTTGCACATATTAATGTAACAGGTGATTACAACGATATAATAATGCAACAAACAACTGGAGGTCAGGATCCAGGTGGTCATGCATATTGGCTACATCTTGAAGGAGATAATAACGACATATACACTAAACAACAAGGTGGTGATAAATATATTAATTTAGATATCTATACTGATGATAATGATGTTGATCTTATTCAAAAGAATAACGGTGACCACTATATGAGCGTTATATTAAGAGGAACAGATCCAACTGATATAGACGTAATGCAAAATGGTTGGAATAGCAATTATTATAGTATTACAAATTATTGTTATACACCAGGTGGTTGCAATATATCGGTATCACAAGAATAAATGAAATATATTACATCAATTTGGACTACAATTGGTTTAATAGCTCTTTTTTTATTACTTAGGATTTCAGATCCTTTTTTAGTTGAGCAACTCAGGCTTAACACATTCGATCAATACATAAAAACTTTACCAGATAAAACATCTGAAGAAATAGTTTTATTAGATATAGGTGAAGGTTCCTTAGAATCATTAGGCCAATATCCATTCCCTCGACATACATACGCACAAATGATTTCAGATTTAAGAAATGCAAATGCAGGTATGATAGGGTTTACGATTATGTTTCCAGAAGCAGATAGATTTGGAGGTGATGAAGTATTTGCATCTTGGATAAAAGATAATGGAATAATATTAGCACAGGATGCAGATCCCAGGGGACGAAGTACTAATGCACCTTATGTAGGTTATGCAACATTTGGCACTGAAGATCCTATGAACTATATTATTAGTTATGATGGTTTAGTGACTAATATATCAGAATTAGAATCAGGTGCATGGGGTCATGGATTAGTAAATGCAATGCCAGAAATTGATGGACTTACAAGAAGAATACCATTGATATCTAATATTAATGATAATTTATATCCAGCTTTAAGTTTAGAATTAATTAGAGTTTTAAATAATAAACCATCCTACACAATAAAAACAGCTGAATTAGGAATCGAAGAAATTATACTAAGACCATTTAGAATTAAAACAAATTCCAATGGTGCAATATGGTTAAACACAAATTATACCTTTGAACGTTTTGAATATGGTAAAGACGAATTAACAGATTTAAATGGTAAAACAGTTATTGTAGGATTAACTGCATCTGGATTAGCTTCTCAAATACCAACAGCAAATGGTTTAGTTTCAGCTCATGACATACAAGCTTCAGCAATACAAACAATAATTAATGAAGATTCTATCAGCCGTCCTGTTTATGCTGATGTGTTGGAAATAGGGATGATGGTAATTGTTGCTCTATTGATTGTTTTGAGTGTATACTATCTACCGATCTGGGCATCGCTTGTTGTCTTCGTCTCGACCGTTGCTGGTTCCGCAACCGTTGTATATTTCTTCTGGTACGAATGGGGTATACTCCTCGACCTTTCGTTTCAACTAATATTATATATAATATCCTTCACCTCAGCGGGCTTTAATAATTTCTATAAACAATATATGTTAAGACAATTAATTAAAAAGCAATTTGAGACGTATTTAGATCCTAGACAAGTGATGTTACTACAGAAAGATCCATCGCTTTTAAAGCTTGGCGGGGAAAGAAAAGAGATGACATTCCTCTTTATGGATATTGTAGGGTTTACTCCAATATCAGAACATTATAAAAATAACGATGACCCAGAAGGGTTAGTTAAAATTATAAATAGTTATTTAGATAGTATGACTAAAGTTATTCTAAAACATGGTGGTACTATAGACAAATACATGGGTGATTGTATTATGGCATTTTGGAATGCACCTTTACCCTGTGATAACCATGCTGAGTGTGCAATTAATGCAGCTGAGGAAATTATAACTACTGCTGATGAACTTATTAAAGAATTGGAAGAACAAGGTCTTCCTCGTATTGATGTTGGGATTGGCATCAACACAGGCACATGCATCGTCGGAAACATGGGATCAGACTCTCGATTTGACTATTCCGTCATTGGAGATGCCGTCAACCTTGGGGCTCGACTCGAAGGACAAACACGCAATTATGATGGGGTTCGAGTGTTGTTGGGACCGGAAACTTATAGAGGCTGTACATCAAGAGAACTCGTTGAAGTTGATAGAATTAAAGTTAAAGGAAAGGAAGAACGAGTTACAATATATACCACCTCTTAATATTAAAGAATCTCCACACGATTATGTAATGTATGCATTTTGGGCTCTTCAAGTAGCTGATGTGTGGACTACTAATAGAGGAATGGATTATGGTTGTGTATACGAAGTAAATCCATTATTACCTAAAGTTCCACATTTTGATAGATTAGTATTACACAAAATAGTGTTTTTACATCCATTTTATGTTTTAGATAATGAGGATTTATTAACTGCCGAGGAAATGAAATGGCCCCTAGTATTTTCCTTATATGTGGTAAATAACAATCTAAGGGTTATAGAAAGGGCCAAACGTAAATGTAATAAGAGATGATATCTTTATAACAAAAAAGTATAAAAAAACCCTGTACAATCTGTCAAAAACCTGTTAGAATGGTCATATCAAAATGGCAAAAGGTTATATCTTATGGCACATATCGTAGTAAAAGGAATTAAAAAGCAGTATCAAAACGACCTATCTGAGTACCTCTACAACCTTCAGAGAGCCCTTGGTATCAATCGCCTCCATAGTAAACTAATATACATTACCTTTCGAAGGTCTGTAGACGGCGACGCGATGGGATATTGTACAGGTGACGATAAATTGGTAAATATTGAAATCGCCAAACATGGATGGGAATTTAAAGATTTAATGATAGCTGTAGCCCACGAAATGGTACATGCTAAGCAGTTTCTAAGAAAAGAACTAGTAGACGGATATATGTACAAAGGCCGTAACTATTGGGAATGTGCGTATGAACAACAACCATGGGAAAAATCAGCATATGCCTTAGAGGTAAAGTTATACAATAAATGTTGGCAAAAAAACATGCATGTTTCTGCAAAAAAACACTGTACATTTATCTAAAATCCTGGTACAATGGTTATATAAATTATTAAAAGGAGTGAATTTATGAAAAAGTCGATATCAAACGCAATAAAAGGAATCTCTTCATTAGAAGAAATGAACGAGGTTATTCAATTAATCAAAATTAAACAAAAGCAACTTAGGTTAATGACTGCACATGAAGTTAAAAATTCTATCAGTGTAGGTTCTAAAGTTATTGTTAACTCTAGGTCAGGTTCTGAAAAGGGAATCGTCACAAAGATCAAAAGGACTAAAGCTGTCGTTGAAATCGATGGCAGACTTTGGAATTGTCCACTATCAATGTTGGAGGCAGCGTAATGATTAACGGATTAATTGGAACACACATTGCAACTGGAATTCCAGTAGAAATAGAGCTAGATCTTGTTGAACTAGCTCTGGCAAAATCTAACAGTGATGTAGAGTGGAATCAACTAAATGAGTCAATAATTCAAAAACAAGGCCATGGAATTATCGGCGAAGTTGATCTAGAGTTTATCGTGGAAAATGGCGTTAAGAAGGTATTCCACTAATGAAAAATGTTATCCAATTCCCACTAACGGAAAAAAGAAAAAGGCAGCTTAATGCAGAACATAAGCAAAAAGCGAGAGATGAAATCAAAAGATTATCGGCTCTAAGAGGGAGTAAATAATGAAAAGATTTGTAATGTCAATGGATATGTTTATATATGCTGAGGATGAAAAAGGTGCTAAAGAATTAGCTCAATACTTAGCGGATAAGCAAAGAAAGAAATGGGATAACCAAGCTAATGTTTCTTCATTGAAACAATTAGACTTTGGTAGCCTTTCAGCAGGAGAAGAATTAATTGCAAAATAATTGCAAAAAACACTGTACAAATGGTCAAAGACCTGGTATAATACTACTATAAAATCAAATTAAGGAGTGAATTTATGAAAAAACTAGTAATCCAAACCCAATATCAAGAGAACTATGCGGCTCATAACGAGGACTATGTTCATGGTGTAGATGCACCTCACTGGAAATTCAAAGGTGGTTCTACCTATGTTCTTCCTAACTGTGGCGATGCAGATGTCGACGCTGTAGTCGATGCTGTTGAAGAGTACATCACTTGGTCTAACGAAGCTTCAAAGGAGTATATTACTTCTGCTTACGTAGCTGACTGGAGCGACAAGGTTTGTGAGGACTGGGAAACAGTAACTGAGTTTACACTCTTAAGCGATGAGCCTACTTTCATGAAGGTCACTGACAATCGTCAGGATGGCTACATGAGGTCTGAGATCTTAGAGAAGATCGAGACATGGGTTGGTTGCTTAGAAACCGAAAGTGGTCGTAAAGACTATAAGGTTGAATTCCTTATGGAAGATGGCGATTTCGCTGTAGGTATGGCTGAACTAAAATCATGGTTTGAAACTAAGGAGGCGGCGTAATGGATAGATTAGCAATGATAAAAGCTGCTGCAGAAAAGCAGAGAGAAGAAAAAGAATTTAAAGATGCGGTAAGGGCAGTATACGATAGGCCTAAGCTTACCAAGCAGGTCAAGAAAGCAAAACACCTATCGCCTGGTGGCCTAGATTGTTTTAAAGAAGAAAATATGTACTACACAGAAAAGGAAACACAAGACTATCTGGCAGGTACATCTTATATGGAAACATATACTGCAATGAAGGATGATTGGGACTAATGAGAACAAGTAAAGAAATAATTGATTCTCTTATTAAGGTAAGAGATAGAGCTCAAGACCCTGATTTCAAATTGCTATGGGAACTAAAAAGAATTCAATACATTCGCAGTATAACACCTCAAGTACCAGCAGGTGGCGATTTGTTAAACGGCTGGCCAGAAGATGGAGCACCTGATTATGACACAGTATGATGATACAGTAGAAAAACAAAGGCTAATGCTAGAAGCGGAAGCCTGGTCAATGGGCACTAAAGCTATCCATATACATTCATTTAGTAGTATGTGGTATGACGACCATCCAGAAGACACAGCTAATGGCAATGTAACAGATATTGAATATAACTGTGGATTTATTGAAAGAAAAAAAGATGGTAAATTACTTCGTACATTTGGTAAAGTATTACAAGGCGAAGAATTACTACAATATTATGTAAGGAATCAATAATGGCAGTAACAAATTTTTATGCAGGAAGTTTACGTTATTCACCATGTGGTCGAAAACGAAAAACAAACTCTATGAGGAGTAAAAAAGTACAACCAGTGTTTAAAACATATAAACCTGAAAAGACTTATGCTCAACAGCAGATGGAAGAGTTTAACAAAAAATATCCATCATACACTGGACCTTCAGAATACTCTCCAGATAAAGATTTATCTTGGAAAGCTGAAGAGTCTAAAAACTTTACAGTCGCACCCGCGTATAACAAAGGTGCTTATCAAGTCATTCCACGTAAAGATGTGGAACATATAGGGAAATAATTATGGAAACAGAAATTAGTTTTATTGGAGGATTTGTACTACTAAGCTTAGCAATGTTCTTTGCAATTGGATCAGCAGAAGCAGTAGCAAATCAAAAAGGTCAATCTTTATTCGATAAGGATAAAGTAAAAAATAGAGATGGAGATAATACATGAGTTATATGGAATATTCCACATACGTGAATGGCGATAAAAGAGCCGATGTAGTACGTAGTGTAGGCGACCCTGAAAATAGAGTCTGGGGAGTTAGGTATTCAATAGCCGAAGAAAATTTAGGTATTGAATGGTACGAGGATAAATCTGAATCTTACGCAGAAAGCGCTGCAGAAAACTTTGTTCAAGGTATAAAAACTACCGTTAATAATAAGATTATAAAGGGGTAGTTTTTGGCACACTTCGCATCATTCACTCCTTATCAATGTGCGAAGTGTGCATTTTTATTCAAAAAAACACTGTACAATTTAAAAGAACTATGGTACAATACTACTATTATGAAGAAATGGCCCGTTCGTCTAGTGGTTAGGACACATGGTTTTCATCCATGCAACAGGAGTTCGATTCTCCTACGGGCTACCAAGCAATTATTAAGGAGTAAAAATGGCTAAAGCAAAACGAAGAGGACCATCATTAGAAGACAAATATCTAGGTGGTGAACCAAATTATCATGGTGTTGAATTCAAAGATGAAACTGAAATCAGACGTGCATTTCACAAAGCATCTAACTATTTTAATTATTTTAATAATGCAAAATCCAATGCACCTGTTGTAATACAATACGCAGAAAAGGTTTTAGGTTATAGCAAAAACGATATTGCAGCACTAAAACGTGTAGAAAACTGGAAACTTAATCAAGGTAATGGTAATAATATCAGATGCTATAATGCTGGTATACCACTTGATAGGTTAGGAGTACTGGATAATATTAATGAAAGAATCGCTGATTTACTAAAAATTGGTAAAAAGATTCTAAAAGAAATAAAAGCACAGCCACCTAAAGTTGTTATATCACCAGCACAAAGAATGCAAAAGAAAGTTGCTACTACAATCATGGGTGACTTCGACGAAATAGTAGTTGATAAGTGGATGGATGGCGAATTCAAAGATATTAAATTTCCAGCTTATGGCTTATTAACCTCACATGGTATTAAAGGCTCAGGAATTAACATGTTTAGAGACCGTATGACCTTTGAGCTAGAATTAGTTCAAGATGCATATAATAAAACATGTGAACAAGCTGTGGAGGCATACTCACATATTAGTAAAGGCAATAAAAAGAAAATGATTACTTTACTTGAAAAGATTATTGACGATATTGATAGGCTAAAACTCAATAACAAATCGTCGAGAGTTCCAAGGGCTAAAAAGCCAAAAGCCTCAGATCAACAAGTTTCAAAGCTACAGTATAAAGAAGATGATGTTGAAAATAAACTAACATCTATTAATCCAATTTTGATTCCAGGTAAAGAACGATTGTTTGTATACAATACAAAGACCAGGAAGCTTACAGAATATTTCACAACCAGTACTAAAGGTTTTGAAGTTGGTGGTACATCAATTAAAAACTTCTGCGATAAGTCTAGTAAAACAGCTAAGCTTAGGAAGCCAGAAGATATGTTACCACATGTTTTAACCCTCGCACCTACTAAAATTAAGAAGCAGGTGTGGGATAATATAACCACTAAAATAACTGCACCAAATGGTAGGATCAACAAGGATTGCATTCTACTCAGAGTGCTATAGGAATTATGCTTGAAGAAAAAATAATGACGAAGAAAAGATTTTCAAAAGCTGTGGAAGAGTTAGTAGCAGATAAGAAATTAGATTATCTAGATGCTATGGCTTACGTGGTAAAGCAAAGAGGATTGGATATAAGGAATGTACCAAAACTTTTAACACCATCACTTAAAGAAAAACTAACAGCACAGGTTGAGAAAGCTAATCTAATAAGAAACAAAAAAACTAATAAATTACCAATATAGGAGAATATTATGAGTAATGTGATGATTCCATCTTCGGATGCGGATAAAAAAAGAATTAAAGATTGTATTATTGAGATCTCTAATTCAATGACGAGAATTGCAGCAGAAAAAGACTTCATTAAAGAAGCAATCTTAAGCTGTTGTGACGAAGTAGAAGTAGATAAAAAACATCTAAGAAAGATGGCAACCATTTACTATAAACAGAATTTAGCTGAAGTTGTAGGAGAAGTCTCAGACGTAGAAGCTCTATATGAGAGTATCATTCAATAATGAATGATCCCTTTGAGTCATACCAATTATATAACGCGTTAAAGTTACACTTTGAAACTGATAACTATAATGCTATAAAGTATAACTTTAAGACTTCGGTTAAACCAACCAGCTTTTATAAGCGAAAGGATAAATACTTTTTCGCAAAAATAGCAAAGCACCATGGTAAACATTTATTAGATTACTATGTTGCAAACTTTAAAGCAGGAGTCGGATATGTTGGCGATATGGTCAATGAATCTGGTGAAGATAACTATAAAGAATTTAAAAGAATTCAAGAGAGCATACATCGTGTGTTCTCAATTGATATAAATAAACTAAGTGATTATGGAATTGAACAAGTTCTGACATCAGAAGATGGACAACACCCTCTAATCATAAAGTTATGGATGCAAGAAGAAATTAGTTTAGAAACTATATGTATTCTTAATTCCATATTGGAGTTTGTTCCTCGTGAATCTAAGAAGATTAAGGACACAATTATTTGGCCTGATCAGAAAAGATTGATTGAGAAATATACTCCATTTGTAAAGTTCGATGTGAATAAATGTAAAACATTATGCAGAAAGGCCTTTACAAATACCTGATACTATGGTATAATATAGTATATTACATTATGTATAAAGTGGATAATTCAGAAATACAATGCAAATACGGAGAAATATATGTCATTTGAAAATCTAAAGAGCTCACGAGGCTCATCAATCGATAAACTCGTAAAAGCAGCAGAAGCTGTATCCACGCCAAAAACAGAATCAAACTCTTACGACGATGATCGTTTTTGGAAACCTACCAGAGATAAAGCAGGCAATGGTTTTGCAGTGGTCAGGTTCTTACCAGCAAAGGACGGTGAAGATCTTCCTTGGGTAAGATACTGGGATCACGGATTCAAAGGGCCTACAGGTCTATGGTATATAGAAAACTCTTTAACCTCTATTGGACAGCAGGATCCAGTGTCTGAGATGAACTCAGTATTATGGAATTCTGGTAGAGACGAGGATAAAGCAATTGCAAGGGAAAGGAAAAGACGTTTACATTATGTAAGTAATGTGATGGTTGTTTCTGATCCTTCTAACCCAGAAAATGAAGGAAAGGTATTCCTATACAAATTTGGTAAAAAGATCTTTGATAAAATCATGGATGTAATGCAACCACAATTTGCAGACGAAGAGCCAGTAAATCCTTATGACTTCTGGGAAGGTGCTGACTTTAAAATCAAAATCAGAAAAGTGGAAGGATGGATTAACTATGATAAATCAGAGTTTAGTGCACCTGCACCACTTCATGGTGGAGATGAAGAAAGGTTGGAAGAAGTATATAACAAAATACATTCCCTACAGGATTTCTTAAAGCCTGAGAACTATAAAACTTATGATGAGTTAAAGCTCAAATTGAATAGAGTTCTTGGAGTTGATGCTGGAGTTTCAATGGAAGCCCCACAAACATCTCCTGTAGTTGATGAACCAGTTATGGCTTCGGATAACAATGTATCAGTCGGAGAGTCAGCTGACTCAGATGGCGAAGAAGATACACTAAGCTATTTTGCTAAATTAGCAAATGAGTAAACTTTAAAAGTTTGGAGGGAGCAGAAATGCTCCCTTTTTTTTATCTGGCGTATGCCCCAACAAATCCTGATGATCTGTGTTCTCTACCAGAGAGTACGGTTACTCTATTAGATTCATTCCTTGATTGTGTTACATTTTGTGTAGTAACAACATTAGTTTCTGGCATTTGGAAATCAGCTAATGCATTTTCTGCAGATAGGTCCATCATTTCAGCACCAGGTCCTTGAGCGTTTAATTCTTGAGCTTTTCTTTCTTCTTCAGCCTTTTTAATTCTTTCTTCCTCAGCTTTAGCTTGTAGCTCTGCTTTTTTCTTAGCAGCATTATCGGTATCCATCTTTGGTATTTCTGGTAAGTCTATATCAAACCCTAAGAATCTACCAAACTTTTCTACCATACCCAGTATGAAATTAACAATACTTCCAATAAAGTTTACTACATGAGCAAAAGCGTCTTTTAAATAAGCTATACCTAATAACATTACATCAAATACTGAAGTAAATCCTAAAGCATCTCTAATTTTTGTAAGAGCAAAAACTATAAGTCCAAATACAGCAGCAATTGCAAGTATAGGTAATAAGATAGGAGCCATTGCAGCTAGGATTGGAACCATACCTGCCATCATACCACTAAATCCTGCGATCATTGATGGTATAAACGATGTCATCATGAATACTCTAAATACTGTAAACAGCTTGGTTAATCCACGGAATACTTTCATAAATGCACCACCCACTGAGGCCATCATAGATCTTAAGTTAGCCATCATATTAGCAACAAACTCTGAAGCCATGAATACTCTAAATGTCGTAAAGCCAGTTCTTAACATTTTGAATACTCTTAATAGTTTAGGTAACATTGCAATAATACCTACTGCTAAAATTGTAGCAAATTGGCCAAAGTTATCTGAGATAGTTTCTCTCATTTTATCAAAATCACCATTGATAAAATCTCTAATGACTGATACTACATTACTAACAACTTCAATAGCCTTACCTACTATTTTAGAAAATGTTTCTGGTGAAAAGAATAACGTAGCTAAACCCGCAACACCTGCCAAGAATCCAGCAGTCTTTCCAACTTTACCACCAAAGTTTTCTAAGCTATCAGCCATACTTAAGAGTGTACTATTAGCTTCGTCTTGTTTCTTTAAAGCTTCTCTTTTATCTTCTTCGGATTGTATGGTGTCCTGAGTTGCTTTAACTTGTGCAAGTGCTAAGTCTATATCTTGTTGATTACCAGTTTCTATTGCTGATTGAAGAT